ATTTTCAATTGTGGCCATTACTGGTTCCTAAAGTTAAGTAGTGATTCGTATCCATTAGGTAGTCGATCAGCCTGGGCTGCATATTTATCCATCATGATCTCTGCATTGAGATCTGGATAGTCTTCACGTAAACGCAAGACGGCAATCTTCTTAGCCTCACGCAGCATAGATGTGATCTGCCTATAGAAGAACTGATTCTCTTTCTTGACTCGATGCCCTTGCTTAAGTTTATCCTGATACTCCTTGACTGCTACCTTGAAATTAGGCTTAGTAACCCAACTCTTTAGCTTTTCATGGATACCAGTTTCAGAGATATATTTTGCAAAGGTGGCTGTCTGTTCGGGTGTTAATTCAACACCACCAAGCTCTTCAGAAACAACTGAAGTATCAAACTCAATATCCTCTAGAGCATCTTTAACAACATCATCACCACGCTTCACAGTCTTGAATGGTAGGACAGCATTACCTAGGCCACCACTACCGCCTGTAATCTTTTCACCAGTAAGCCAATCAATACGATCTTTAGTATTACCCAGAATACCCAAGGAAGCTGAGTGCAAAGAACGGTCGTACTGCTCATTAAACTCCTGCATATAAGGATGCAAGGCATTGGTCAGGGCACGACGGGCACCAGACAGGGGGATGAAGTTGTTAGCAGTATCCAAACCCATAGCCAAGAATGAATCGGGGCTGAAGTTACGGCTGTTAAGCAGGGCGGACATAGGCTCCAACCCTTGGAACATAGACTTATCGGTCAGGTTTACACCTAGAGCATGGGTTAGATATCCAGCCAGGTATTTAGCCTTATCTTCTTCTAGGTCTCCACTCTCAAAAGCGTAGTTGATATCAGCAACGGCAGAGAAGATCTGCCCAAAGGGCTCAATACGGTCATAAGAAACCCAGCGATCACCAACTTTGAAGGATCGGGGCTGGTGGGTCTTAAGCCATTCCCTACGACGTTGTCCACCTGCAGGACCATTACCAGTGATCATGCCTGAAGCAGCCAGAGTTGCGGCACCCATGATCGACATGGTTCCGAACGCAAGACGTCCGCGCATGATTGCACCTTCTATCGTGTCTTGAGCGATCACATCACGGCTCTCTTTGAGGGCCATGTTTAAAACTGGGACATGTGTCCCGGTATATACCAAGACGTTGTGGCCAGTCTTAACGAAGGGGAAGAATATACGCAAAGCTGGGACATCGTTGAGGAAGCTTGCAAACTTTGCAGCAGGTCCGGCGAGCTCAGTTTGGAAAGTTACTTCCTTAGCACCTTTCAACAGTTCATCATTAAGCACACCCCCGGACTTAGTAAAGTTACGGGAGTATTCAGACTTAAGTAGACGCTCAAAAGCTTCGTTAACAGCAGACTCACCTTCACCACCAGCTAGATCAATAGCCTTCTCCATACTGAAGCGGTTGTACTCCATACGGGTAACCATGACCTTGAAGAATTCATCAGAGGTGGTCAGGAACCTAGAAGGCCAATCAAATAGTGGAAAGTTAGCAACATCGTGCATCATGTGAAGGAGGCCAGATCCACCCTTCAGCGCAAGATCATCACTTTCAGATGCTTCTTGGGCTAGAGCCTTTAGGGCTGCACCTGTTGCATTTGTCTGAACCATGTCACGAGTACCACCGACGTTAGATACACCGGTCTTGGCGGTACGAACAGCCAATTCAAAGGCTTCAGGGATAGTCTTAAAGAAGTTGTGATAAGAAGCGATAGCTGCTTTCTTCTTCTTAGCGTTGCCACCTACAGCAGCTGTCAATGGCCTATAGACCATATTGAAGGCGTTAGATAGGTTGTTAACTAAGTGAGTAGCAGGGCTCGAAAGCATCGAGTTATACATCAACTTCAGAGCTGCATCTGTTCCCAGCTCTTTTAAGTTCTTGGTCACGTCAACCATCTTGGTAACGTCACCAGCAGTCAACTGGAGCATTGATGCAGTCCGCTGAGCCTGCTGCAGGGCTTTGGGGTCGCCAGATTGAACTCCCTTAACCATATCTTCGAGCTGTTTAGATGCTGCTTCGATGGTTTCATCCAACTTGCTGGGGTCAGCAGATTTCATGAACCCTTCCATGGTCAAATTCATGTCACCGACATTGATGCTGTAGTCAGCCAGTCGAGTACCAACAAGGTTGCTGGTGTGCTTGTGCATCTTCAGCAGAGCCAGAAGGTTGTCCTTCAGGTTGGCTATGTGCATATCAACAGGGATGCCCTCATCGGCTGTTTTAGACACCTTGTAGGCGGCGTCATAAATCGCTGAGGCAGTGTTAGCCATCATGGCTCGCACTTGGAAAGCACCACGACGAGACAGGATTGACTCATCGCCGTACTTGACGGTTGAGAAGGACTCTTTAATTAGCTTCCCGTCAACGTCCAGGAAGTTAGCCAGGTCACCCTCGACGATTTCACGGAGAGAAGAGACTGTCAGGCGGGCCTCTTTGGCCAGATCTGACGGGTCAACCTCTACAGCCTTGATAAGACTGTCGATAGCTTCACCAGCGCCGTCACCACGGGCGTCCGCAATCTGCTTTACCTGGGCATTGGTAGCCAGACGGCCACCGCCACCACCGTTAGCAGGCTTAGCAAGTGATGTAGCCGCTTCCATCTGCTGAGCAGCAACTTTGGCTGCAGGCGTGATGGTGGGCTCATGGGGAGTTGTGTAGGCAGACCTCAGATGTTGGCCTTTCGTTTGGCGTAGTGCATCTGAACCATCAGTCGTTATGTACTCGAAGTCATCTAAGCGGAAGATACCTTCCTGATCAAACATGCGGCCCAACATATCTGCTTCAGTACCATCTTTAACTAATCGAGAAAGTTCAACTACTGGTTTTCCAGTCTTTTCACTTACCCAGCTGCCTAAATACACATCCTCGCGAGCAAGAATCGCATTATTTTGGGAGATAAAGGAAGCAATCGCGCTGGGGTTATCCAACTCTTCCAGCACTGCGCCATCGATAGCAACCATGTGGCCACTAGTAGGCACTTCACCAGTGAATGGATTAATACTTGCACCAACCTCAGGTTTTTCACCTTTGGCTACAAGCTCGTCAAATTCAGCTTGTAACTCATCGAGCTTTATCCTTACACCTGGGTGAAACGTTGCTGGAACTTCTCGGGCTGAACCGGGGGTGAAGTATTCAGGAACTACAGCAGCAGCATCATCCCAAGTTGTAGGGATACCTGCAGCTTCCATATCCTGGATCTGTGAAAACCGATCGAACCGGACAGTGTCACCAGAGTCGATGATCCGTCGAGATACGATGTCTAGGTTTTCGTTGCGCGTAATAGTCGGGGCAGCTTCAGCAGCTACCTCTGCAGCAGGTTTGCCCTTAAGCAACCCTTTGGCACCACGCCATGCCATGCGGACGCTGGTCTCAATAGCAGCACCAGCACCAAAGCCTTCAAGGGCTGTTTTAGTAGCTGCAGAGAACACATTGTCTTCTTTATCTATAGCTAACGCAGTTAGCCAAGTGTCTTTTAACTCGGGGAAAGATTCTTCGAGCATGTTGGACATATTTCCGTCGCCGGATACAGCAGATATGGCATCAGCTGCAATACCGCGTACACCACCACGTAGAACTTGGCCAACCAGGGTTTTACCTACACCACCAAATCCACCGGTCATAGCCATAGTCAGGCCGAACTCGGTGATGCCTTGAATAGCTTTACCAATACCGGTCTGTGCTCCGTACTCGTCTTTACCTAAGTTCCAAGTAGCCCAGTCGTAGTTTTCAGATAAGGGGTTATCCTTACCACCACGGGTCCAATTGGGCTGCACCGTGTCACGGGTGACGAAACGGACAGCAGTTTCAGCAAGGGATTTGACGGAATCACCAACTACTTCAGCGAGGCCGAGGGTCTGCTCACCAACACCAAGGAGTGAACCTTTGACAACACCCGAGACTTCATCGAGTGCTCCTGCAACTGGGTTTTCACTACGAGCTTCTTCACGCTGGCTGTCAGCCTCACGCATATCTTCCCGTACTTGTTCATAATCACGGTCTTGATCGAAGAAATCGACTACAGCAGCAACGCCATCGCCAATGAGGTTGTTTACGTCGAAGTTACGCTCAGAGCCAACGTTGGCTGCTGGCTCTGGTGACTGAGTACCCTCCTGCAAAGAAGGTACTTGGTTATCAAGGATGTCTTCATCCTGTTGCTCAGTTTCCTGAGTAAGACTATTTGAAAAGGCTGAGCGGGCTTCCGCAGACGCACCCTCAGTCACTCCATCTTGGAAGAGGTTAATTTGATCCATAATGATTATTTAGTAAACCTCTCCACGCATGGAGGGGTCATTGAGCATTGATCATGTTTTCAGCATCCACCCACCGATTACCGGTATAAGCTGGATCGAATCCCCAATAGGTAGACACGGCCCACTGCAAATCTGCAGAGGATGCGTTGGGGTTATTGAAGATCCGATATGCAGATGGGTAGTCAGTCTTCATCTCATATTGCATATATTCCAACTGCTCAGTTTCCGTAATGGAACTGATGCTGCGACCGAAATGAGCTTCAACAGCGCCCAGACGAGCAGCGTTGTCATGCCATGAAGCCCAAGAAATTAGACCGCCATTACGGTTTGTACCGTCGCCTTCGACTTCTTCCCACTCGCGCATCCCATTCCATGCAGATTCATGAGAAATAGCGGAGGTGAGGTAGGCACTCCCGCGCACAGGAAAGCCCATACTCTGTAGATGTGCGAAGCCAGATACTGGCGTTAGATCAGCACCTGGCTCAACTGCTTTGGGAGATTGATCTCTAAGAAGTCGGATGGATGGTTTTCCGTTGCGTTCGAGTTGAGCATCGATAAAGGCACGGTCAGATAGACCAAGCCAACGAGCCCACTTACGAGAGGCAGGACTAATTTCTTTCTTTTGTATAAGGTTGTTAACATCAGTATTAAGTTGATCAGCGTTGAGAATCAAATCGTCGGTGGCACTAAATTCAGATCTAGGGACACTCGTAGTTATCTCTGTAAAATCTTGACCACGAAAATCCTGCTCACCGGGAGCAATGGTTATTTCTTTGAATTCAGGAGAGCGGGTTGTACCCAGATCAGCAAGAAAGCGCATACCGTCTTTAGGGTCAAGAGTCATCTGATATTCAGGCCGCGCTAACACTGCATCCATGGCAGCGCTAAGTACCCTGGCACTTTCTTCGGGATTATCTAGTAAACCCTCTTTTGCAGAACGGACTTCTGCAGCGATTTGCTTAGCTATCTGAGCACTGGCAATTAGCACCCGCTTGTCAAACGCAGCGCGAGTGGCCTTAGGCATATTAGACATTTTATTACCGCCCAATATCCGGCTCTGAATTGTGTCTTTTTCTGCTTCAACTAATTCCCTAGTTTTAGTAGTTAATTGGACATCAGGATTACCAGCAGCAAGGGCCTTGTGAACTTCAGGACGGATACTCCCGCTATTCAAATGGCCATTTAATTCATCTTGAGATATAAAATCTCCAGCAGCTTGACGTCGAGTAAGCTCAGCCTCTAGTTCAGGGTCGTTGTCAAAACCTGCAGCGGTTAAGTTATCCAGTTCTCGACGTACTGCGGTGGTTTGAGGTAGACCTTGAAGCTGCCTAATTAACGTTTGCTTGGCATCTTTTTTGGTTGGGTCGCTGTAATAAGCAGTTACGGCTGCTTTTGCCTCCTGGTCTGTAGCTTGCCTCTGAGTGTTGATTGCTCTAGTACGGTTCGTTTTAGCCCGCTCTATAGCTGGACCAAGTAAATGTGCAAAGTCATCACCCAGGGTAGGACCATTCGGCTGGTCAGCCATCTTGGGAGTAGTAAGTAACTGCTCAAGTAATGTTGCGTCACCACTCTGTTCAGCAGCCTGAATTATATAAGTAATTGCAGTTTCATTGGATGCTGCAGAGAATCCAGAATGACCAATGTTCCCATGGGCTGCACCTTCTGAGGCGAGTTTCCATACCTCAGCTGCACTCTTATTAGAGTCGGTTGCAGAATAGATGGTAGCTTGCAGTTGATTTTGATTAGCCTTCTGGTCAGCCTTAATAGAGTTTCCTACAAGTTGTCTAGCTAATTGTGCATTGTTTTCAATAACTGTCGGGGCTAACTCTTCAGCAAGTAAGGAGCGCATATCGGGGTCCATCAAACCACCGACTGCGAGAAACTGACGGTTAAGGCTTCGTAAAAGCGCTCTAGCTTCAGGTAATGAACGAGGCTTTTGATTATCAGGGATTAGACGTAATGCTTCCTGCATAAAGACGCCATGAGAAGCTCTAGCCTCATAGATATCACCCTTGATAGCTGCAGCAATATTATGTGCAGATCCCTGGCGTAGTTGATGACCTACATCACGATCTTCAAGAGTACCAGCAGCTTCAACTTCTGAGGCTGTTTCATTAATAGCAGCGGCTTGAGCATTGGTAGAAGTATCAAAAGCTTTTACCTCTTGGGAGTCAGACTCAGTAGGCCCTGTCTCATCTTGGTCTAAACCAATCGAGTCTAGAAGGCGATTTTGTTTCTCAAGAGCTTCTTTCTGTTCAAGCTGTGTTGTACGAGCTTTGAGTGCAGTTTGTGATAGCGAGAGTAAGCCCTGGACCGCTGTATTAGTTGCTTGTAAGTTAGCCCGTTCTACACCTTGGACGGAAGACTGAAAAGTCCTCTCCATCTGTTGGTCACGGTCAAGGATTTTAATCTCACGGTTAATGTTGTCGACAGCCTCTTGGGCTTTCTTGCGTTCATGCTTAGAACGATCAATAGCAGATACAGGGTTAAACCCACGGCTCTGAATAGAACCCTGGAAGTTGTCCCCGTACTGCTCAGGGTTATAGATACGAGCCATATCAGGTAGGAATATTTAGACCTGCCATCCCATAGGGATCCAGGATGGGAGCTTGAGCGGTAACGTCGGTTCGACTGAAGGCTTGGTTAGCAGAGCTTTGAGCCTGGTCGAAGGCAACGTCCTGCGTGATTGCACCTTGGATAGCAGCGCTATCTACAGAGGCGTTTGTCTGAGCCTGGGCGAAGCCTGCTTGACGATCAGCATCTAGAGATAGGAGTCCAACAGACTGACCAGTAGCACCGGAGGCAAGGATCTTGCCTTGAGCACCGATCGATTTGCGGAGGATATCTTGACTCTTAAATGCTGCTTTGGTCTGCGCTTCTTCGAATTTTAGTTGTTCTTGAATGTAGGTCTTATTAACACCAGAGTTGATGTTATCTAATTGTTTATAGAATGAAAGATGGGAGGCTTGCTGAGCCCTGATCTTACCGTTATAAGCCGTCATAGCAGCTTGATTACTGAGGGAGGCTTGCTCACGCCTTTGACGATTTTGCAAGTCCACCTGTTGCTGGGCTTGGGCTGCCTGCTGTTGAGCAGACATAAATGCCAAACCAATAGAAGCGACAGTTGATGCAGCAGATATTGCTAGACCAGCGTTTGTGGCTGCTGCGGCTGTCACTGCCGTCCCTGTTGCGATACACATAGTTTTACGATCTCCAAATAGGGCAATGACTGCGGCCCGCTTGGTACAGACCTAAGGGCCTTAAATCCGAGCATCCGCAAAAGTTTGTGGTGGTAGAGGTTCCTAGCGTCAGCCAGGTTCCATAGGAGGCGGTAGTTGCACTGTTCTTCGTTAAGCCAGCGTCTGGCGTGTCGGACAAAAGTATGAGGATTCAATTCGACTGCAGGTGTGCAAAGCATCCAGATGACACCCACCTCGTCGGATTCTTTAACGATCCCGGCAACGCCAGCAATCTCCCCCTCTGTATTAAAGAAGGAGACCGCTACGTCACTTGCTAGAACACTGAAAACGACGCCCAGGCGGCTATGGCCTAGGCCTTCGATCTCTTGTAAATCTTCCGGTCGAAGATTGTTGGCAACCTTTACCGCATCCTGCACAGTGGCAGTGCGGAAATGCTTCATCGTATTGGGCTGATTCCTCGGTTGTTGTAGTGACCTTCCCAGCTATAACCAGTGATGGCGGAGGGGAAAGGATCTAGTGCATTAATTGTAGTTTTGACGATATCACCTCGACTCATAACAGGAATTGTCTGCGTAGAGATCTCATTGATAGGAGCATCATCAGCGTCATAGACATTTGAACGAGTCATATCTGCATCTAATCGTTGCTGAGGGTATCCCAGCTTGTCGATCACAATTTCGTACCGACCTGAGTAGTAAAGGTCCAGGTGCAGAAGCGTTACTGTTGGAACATTTACACGATCAGATCTACCTTCCTCAGTAACAAAGATAGAGGGGAGAGTTATAGAAGCATTATACTGACACCCTAAAACCCAGTCGGCCGTTAGTAGATCTGTGTTAGCAATAATGTAGTGATTATTGTTAACCGAATCATACTGAGGTGTGACTCGCCTAAATGTTGATCGGAAACCACCAGACGTAACAACTACGTTATAAGTAGCACCAAAGAACATGACATCTGCTGGAACAATGATTCTGGTATTAAGAGCATCTTCAACAGAAGTTGTCAATGTAGAACCACTAACCATCGCATCTAAACGCGGCGTAAATTTAGAGAATCCAACATCGATAGGAGCTTCATCAGGATCATCGATAAGCTCAGTTTTCATAAGGATATGGTTACCGTCAATAGTCTTGGCAATGATGTAACAAAGGTCATCCTCGGCAGCAAACATACTAATGTCACCAGGGTAGATCCACTTTGTCCAGCCAGCTAGTTGACGCTCGTCGCCATTGTTGAAGAACTTAAAGGTATAAATAGTCTCGGAACCATCCCCAAAGATTATCATATTATTATTAGGCATGACTTCACCCCACTTAAAGTTGGAGGGAAGGTACTCAGGAATCACCCTTGTGATGTCAGCCACAACAGGTCTATTAGCTACAGAGTCAACGGCCATCTCCATAACTTTCGAGTAAGTAGCGCTTTCAGAAATGAAGGCGACGCTTACACCGGTATTGAGAGGTTGAACCTCAGACCTATAATAATAGTTAGAGATTTCTTTGATCTGTGCAGTAGATGATCCGAAGATAACCTCCTCGGAACTCATGAGGAATTGACTATACTCTGCAAATAAAATTAAACCTTTTGGTGAAGGTACAGCCGCTTTAAGGATGGCAGGTCTAGTAGAACTTGCCGTCATGTCAATAGGATCTGCATCACTAACAGCAATTGCAGAACCGACAAAGAAATTGAAGTAGTCACCAGGTTGCGACATGACCACTGCATCCTCAGACAAGAATCCAAGACGGTTCTTGTGGAAGAACATGTCAGTAATCGTGCGGCCCACGAACGATGGTTCAGGGTTGGAGGTTTCGTCGCCAACTTTTCGACCAGCCCAGCCACCAAACGCTGAGGAGGTGTTGAGGCTATCGAGAATAAAGCTACCGTCTGCTTGACGAATTAAAGCGTGGGGAAGTGTCGAGGTGTTTAAGCTGGTTTTTATACCAGGGGCGACAGTCTCTTCCCAGCTTCCTGCACCTTTACCACCAGGAGCCTGGGTGACAAACTTGACGTAGTAGTCATCAGCATCTGATTCTTCAGTATTGGAGACCTTTAAGACAAACCCGTCGAAGCATTGATCAGGTAGTTTTGAAATATCACGCGCAAAACCTTTAACGGCCCGCATGGCACTGTTGACCGTACCGCCTCGTACAGACACGTTGAAGTCTCTGTTATGGGGGCAGCTTATTCGAATAACATTACCAACATTCTCAGCAGTGAAGTGTGTACCAGAGTTTATGTCGTTTGTTAGATCTGTGACAACAGCGGCAACATCTAGTACACCTGACGATTGATCAGCAGGGGTAGTAAAACTTGCACCGCCTAGGTTGTTATAGGCATAGACAAACCTTTCTGTTGTTACGCGAATTGTGAAGGGTTTACCTTGCATCGTTACGGCAACAGTATCACCCACACGCCAGCCAGTGCCACCGTTCTGAAGAACAGCTTCGACCTGGTACTTAGAGACATAGCGTTGGTTGCTCTCGATACGACTCGAAGCAGAACGGACACGAACTGTATTACCTAAGGAACCAGTGAAGGTCTTGTCCTTAGGGTCGCTATTACTGTAAGCCCATTGAGCATTAATGACGTAAGCCTCGATACCTACGTCTTCATCTTCTACCCAGTTAATGTCGAAGTCACCGAAGTCTTCTGTGAAAGAGTCTCCATCGCTGTGCCCAGACGGCTTATTAAAAGGCTGTCCATAGGCAGTAGTAACGCGGTACTCGGTGTAGTCCGCACCTTCAAGGAAGGCGGAACACTGATTAACTAGACGAAACTGAAGACCAGTTTTAGTGCTATCTGTAGGGTGGTTTTCTGAGAAGTTCTGAGCATCTACATCACCACATGTTCCACCGTCCTCATCTATATAGGAGCCTGGAATCACCTCGATACCAGTAGCGCTATAAACAGGACTAGCCCCTGCTGAGTGGTCTGCCAGATCAATGTTGTAAGTGGTGTTATAAGCCACTTGGTTGACTACAACCAAAGCCTCATCATCAGAGATGGTCGAGCGGTCAGAGCTCATTGACACCTGCATCTTGGGATTAACCAGCAAGGTGTAATCAGCAATCGTTAGTTGATTAACGTCCTGATAATTGCAATTCGAGAAGTAGCTCGATGCAGATGAGCTCATCGTGACGGTACGCTCTGAGCCGTCGTTGAGGTCCCACACGCGAAGGTAGAACGAATTGGCAACCTTATACATACATACCGCGTAGCGTTCATTGTCGTCACGGAAGATGGGGAACCACTTGGATTCGTTAGGGATACCAGTCGCCAGTGCTGCGGTGAACTCACTACCAGGCCGTTTACGGCAGCCGAAAGTTGGATCTAGATAAACATTTTCAGCTGCACGTACTTGCCCAGGCAGCTTCACGGGGTCAGGTTGTTGTGACACCCCACCTAGAAGGTTAGGGATCTTTTGTGAGATAGCTGCCATAAGAACTAGTACCGATTTACGGCGTTAAAGGGTCGATAAGTGGGGATATTGCGGTTATCTGTTGTTCCTAGATAGTTGTAGTCACCCTGTTGGGTCTCGTACTCGATCATTGCTGAACGAGCTTGAGCTTCTTCACGCTCACCAAACTTGACGGCTTCAGCAGATCCAACAGCGCGGCCTGCATAAAGATTGGCAGCACGCATAGAAATGTACTGTTTGAATGCTTCTGGCATGTCATCAAATTCAACTAGCCAGACAACATCAGCAGCTACCTGTTCGGTAAAGTTGTAGGTGTGATCACGCTTGTTATAAAGCTTGCCTTCACGGAGGACTACGTCTAGCAAAGAAGTGTAGGACGTATCAATCTGAAGAATGTTATTTGGGATGTTGATCTTCTTACTGTTATCAGGAGTAAAGGGGTAGGACTTCTCAGTGTTAAAAGTCCAGCCCTCAGATTGCACCGAGTTTGTTACTTCATCAATAACGTTGGCAGCCATAACAACCATAGGGTTATCGTTGTCGACTGTTGTTACTGGAGCCTGCCCTACATTCGATAGAACGATGTTTACTGCAGACAGTTTCGTAAGTTTAGTAGCCATTAATTTACTTAGGGAATGGGAAACCCAAAGGGCCGAAGCCCTAAGGATTGAATTATCAAACAGCCTGGAAAGATCCAGCAACGGCGGTACGCAGTGAACCTGCGCCCATAGCCAATTTGCCCACGATCAGGTCGCCCTGATACTGGACATTGAAGTCACCAGACGTGGTCTGGATTGAAGGAGCAACCGACTGGATGCAGCCAGCAGCTTCGCGGTGGAACACGAGTCCTGCGAGGTTGGAAGCGTCTACCTGGTAGTCGTTGTTCTCACCAGTGATGGCGGCAGAACTCAAGTCCTGGCCATAGAGAGCAGCAAGATTGTTGCTCTTGAGGATGCGAATACCAGCAATGCTGTAAAGACCCTTGCCGCTGTTCATGTCACCCTGAGTGTTACCGATTTCACGGTTCAGGATGTTGGTGTCAACGGAAGAGATCAGTGAGTAATATTGCCTAGGTGCTAATACGGCCACACGGCCCTCAGCAGGGGCGTCACGACCGTCGAGGACAGCAGCAGCTTCGAAGAAGCCGTCTACAAGTGCCTGAGCGTCGAAGGTGTTACCAGAGCCAAGGTTGACGTGGAAACCACCGTCTTCACCCGTCACAGGAGCGCCTTCAGCAGAAGCTTTGGCAAGGACGCGAGCAAGGCGCTCGTCGTAGAACTTGGCAAGAGCCTCACCGATCTGAGTAGAAATCTCAGCGCGTGTTGAATACTGAGCGAAGACTTCGTCCAAGGAGTAAACGAACTGGCTGCTTACCAGCAGGTCGTCCATGATCAAGGTCTTCTCGTTCGTCTTCAGTCCAGCGTCTCCGACGATTGCCTGGCCAGGTGTGTGATACCCAGCGCTCAGCTTCGAGGTGAACAGGAACTGCTTGCTCTTACCACCACGGAGGTCGTAGTTCTTAACTAGGCCCTTAAAAATCGAGGCTGAGTTAAACGCATTATAAACCTCTCCACTGAAAAGTTTAAGCGCCGTGGCGTAACGAGTATCGTAAGTGGCGCTACGTGAGCCGCCATTTACCTGGTTAGGTAGTTGAAAATTAGAGATAGTCATTTTGATTAATTAATAGGCAAATATCGGTTTAGTCAAACGTTCTAGAACTATGTAAGGTTTGTCGATTTAGGCCATCGACTAGGCACGCGTACCTAATAAGTTATCCGACGTATCGGGCTTAAAAGGCAAATAGGTAGGGAAGGGATCGAACCTTCCATTAAGCACCAGCTCTACCAGACACCCCAGCCTTCCGGAGCCGGGGTTCCATAAACCGTCCCCTCAGGTTTTACAACCGGAAGGTGCCGATATTGTGAGCCTCGGGTGGGCTAGATGTAGGTCGCCACAAGCACGATCCGATAAGGGCTTTCTATTGGAAAGTATCCAGAGTGAGGGACCTTACCGAATTGAATTACCTTGTCTTGCTTTGGCTTACTACGGGCAATGATCTGACCTTTTTGGTTATACATTACCGTGTCGCCATCTGCATCATTTAGATAAATGAGAATGTGCTTGTAATCCCAGACGTGGTCAACGTGTGGGTCAGGGATCGTTGGCTTAGGTTGACGCGGCATCAAGTTTGCCGAGATCCTATAGAAGAGCATCGGATTGATGCCATTGTGGTTCAGAATTTCAGTACAAACATCCATGGCAAGTGGAGCCAGATTGCTTACAGGCACGCTGGCCTTATGCACACTGGGACCCTTAATGATTGCGTGATTAAAAATCACATAATCTGGATCAGGCTCCTGCGTTACCGGGTTGACCTTCAATCGAAACCACTGCGTATTTTCATGCAAAAGCTGATCTTTTAGTTCTAGATATTGATCAGTGCATTCATTTTTTAGCTCTTTGAATTGAGACATACTTGGTGTACTTAACGCCGCGATAAGTGAGAGTTACAGACATGATTAACGAGATAGCCCATGCGCGTTCCAGCCTTGGGTAACCCGCCCCTATTGGGGTGAACGGTCGTTAATCAGAGAAGGTCGCCAGATTTAGATAATCGGGCTTCAACATCTGCACGGAATGCAGGGTCATTGCTGTAACGAGGATCGCTGATATCGCGAGCTAGCTCTGCATTGGATCGATAACCCTGCACCTTTGGAGCAGACTTACCACCAGTGACTAGAGGGGCCTCATAGCCAACGGAATTGGCGTAGCGATTAGCCATAGCTTCAACAGCGAATTTGATCGCAGCTGTGTTGCCTGAATTGGTAACACTGTTATATGCGTCGATCTCAGTCTGATCAAGAGTGGAGGCAGCCCATGTAACCATTTCGGTATAGGCTTCCTGGCCTCCAACAGAATCAACAATAGATTTAGCATCAGCGTCAGATGTAGCCTTTGCTTCTACTTGCTGCTGGTTTTGAGAGTAATACTGGACGTATTGCTGAATGAGATCTTTGGAGTCCATCTGGCTCAGGGCTTCGATAGTTTCCTCAGAGATCTCACCGTTAGCAAACTCTTCAGAAGCCTTGGCAAAGTTCTCAAACTTGGGGGCTTCTTCAGACTCTTCGGTTTCAGTGGATTCTTCGACGTCTTCAGATTCGACTTCCTCTTTAGCTTCACCGCGCTGACGCTCAAGTTCTTGGTAGGCCTTAAGTAGGTCTTCCTGAGTCTTAAACTTACCGCCGATTAGATCTTCAGATTCATTCTTTTCCCAGGTTGCATCGCGTTGGGCTGATTCTTCCTGGGATAACTTTTCACCGATCTCAAGAGCTTTGGCTTCTGCAACCTTTTGCTCATCAGATACAGGCTCGTTGACGTCAAATGTGGTGGTAGGCATGTTAGTGGAATGTGGAGGTTACTTTTCCAAAGGTTGGTTTATCGACCTTGGATTGTTTGGAGTATTTGCCAGAAGTATCAACACTGAGGCCAGACACCTTATTAGTGCCTACTTTCTTAGGTAGAGCTTCTTCTGTAGGTACAGACTCCCAGGCTTCATTAACTGGGGTAGTTGGATCATCAGCCTTGAAGTGGCCGTTTTTGTTACGCGCCCGGCGGCGGGCCGGACGGGGCTTGTTGCTGTCCTGGGGCATCTTTCATTTGTTGCATCATTTCTTCGCCCATTGGGCTCTTAGCTAGTTGGCCAACCTGATTAGTCAGAGAGGCCATCATCTGTTGCTGTTGAGCTTCACCTTTCTGCTGTGCCATCGTCTCGGGAGACTTGACCAGATTGAGGGTATCGATTCCAGAAGCGGCGGCGAGTCGCCTTAGGAATTCAGTGGGATCAATAAATTGCTGAAGGGCTTCAGGACCCATCGCTTGTCCCACGGTTTGCATGAACTCGATAAGTGCTGCGCGATCTTCACCACGGCCAACACCACCTAGACCAGCTACGACAGTTGGCATCACCAGACCCTTAGGCAGGGAGGGCAGCTGCTTTGAGCGCTGCATCAGGTGAAGCTTCCTGTTGAGATAGGGGGTCAGTAGTTCTACGGTTAGTGCGCCATAAATACCTGAGAGTTGTCGATCCAGCTCCATACGAGTCGCGTTGACTTCGGTAGCTGTTGTTCTCTCAGATTGGCGAACGTTGAGGATCAGGAACGCATCACTGATTCTCTGAGTTAAGTCTCGGATCATCTCCTGGACTGTGCGGAAGTCTGCTGTCTTTCCAACTTGAACGACAGACACATCCTCAGCACGGCCTTGGATGATTGCACCAGTACCTGCAGCAGCTAGTGATTGCGGTTTGGTAGTAGCCGAAGGGCTAACCATAAACACAACTTTGGCAGCAGCTGCGGAGCCTTCGATGAGGCTACGGGTGAGAGAGTTAAGTGAGGTGAGATCACCAAAGAACTCCTCAACGCGACCGCGTCCATATGACTCACCTTGCACCACATTAAACCTGAGAGGCATCCACGCGGAATGCTTCAAGGGGCTACTAGATTTGGATCCAGGGATAATTTTACCGTCACATTCTTGATGCCATCGGTGTTGACCATCGACCAACTTGACGCAGGTATAAACCTCAGCTTCTTCTGCATGAGACTTACTTCCTACAACACCAAGTTTGGGACCATCTTCACCAACAGCGTTTGAATCGTTGCCAGCTAGTAAGGATTTCTTTTGGAACTCAGCAGGAAGGAGACTGCGATCAATCACTTCACGAGTGATGATTTCCATGACTGTTCCTTCGCCGTCACGTTCAATAACGAAACGGTCTAGGGGGTAAACCTTCAGGGCTTTCTTCCCGGCGAATACGAGAACGTTGCCGGTGACGATCAGATGCTTCATTGCGACCGTTAGATGAACCCGGTCAGAACTTTCGGAGATCTGTTGCATTACCTGCTTTTCCATCTTGGAAAGGCTTAAGTCGATCTCGGAACGGACTTGGGGGGTTAGCTCGGGTACTTTGGCAATCTCTGCATCATTGATCTGCAGCTTAAAGAAGCTTGTTTGGATGGGGAAGAGACTCAGCATTAACTGTGAGCTGAGTGCGTTGACACCCTTGCTGCCCAATGATTGATAGGGCTGCTGTAAACGCCCACCCTCTACATATCCATCTTCAGTGATTAGGTATGGGAGAGTAAGCGCTGCACACCGTCGTGCCATGTCAAGGTAATCTTCCCTATCTGCGCTTAGTTGTTGATAACGAGAAAGGGCTTGATATGTCATGTCACTTTGGGATATTTAGGCCTGATTTCGAAGGTCCACCTGTATTAAGGGGGATACGAAGTGCGGCAGTTCCGCGTTGAGCCTGTTGCTGTTGCTGCCTGCTACTCTTACGTTTCTTCACTTTTGCTTCAGTTTCAGGTTTTACAATCTCAGGGGGAGGTGTAACTTTCTGAGGCTCGATCATTGGAGCTGGTGGTGGAGCAGTTGGAGCTGGAGGTGGCATCTCCGGCATTTTCGGAGGGGAGGGCATACACATGATTTAGTCCTCAAGTTTATTAAATAAAAATTCGACAACATGACGCTGACCAGCACGAAACATGATGATGGCGATGTCGTCAGTTGGTTGGGGTGTGACCTGCGGGAATACTTCGTCGAGCTCTTCTACCAACTTGGGTAGGAACTCAGCAGTACCGAAGATCTCATCGCGTGAGAGCTCAGCCATACTTCGGGAGATTTACATTAGAGGCCTCAAAAAAAGCAGGCATACGTGAACGGCGAGTTTCCTCTAAGCCGTCTGCCTTACCCCTGAGATAAAGGTTGTCTGATTGTTTTAACCAGAAATCTTTGTCGAGGTATTTATCTTCAGGGCTACAGCCGAGGCCGTCCATAACCCAAGCAACGGTGGCTCTCCGTAGTTTGTTGAGAGCGGGGGTCGTGGATTCTCCAAGGTCTTTTGCACACATAGCGTGGAGAAGTACGTGGGTTTGTTCGTCCCGGCTGATATCAGCTGCAACGCTTCTGAGCCCCATGTCTCCGCAGAATCTGAACATTGGGAGAAGTACAAAAAAGACCGAACGCTCGAGGATCGCCGTCTTAAGGATCGGATGTGACGGGTCGCTGAGCCAAGCTTCGCGTATCTTCTGGGCTTCGAGTTCATACTTAGGGTTAGTCCCGTGAGCATCAACGACGTAGCCAAGAGCCATATCATGCTTATCTTCATCGGCCATGTTGGAGGTAAGGGCCGGGATAACTCCAGGATCATCAGGGAGATCACGCTCAAGACCCTGTGAGAGCATCTCCTTTACAGGAAGTTCTAAAGTTCGGAGGGCAAGAGCCCTGAAGATTGCATCCTCAGAGCCTGCCTTAAATTCTCCTTTATCAACAGCAACGGGTGTCCAGGTTCTTTTCCGGGACATTACTTTCAAATAGTTAGACATTTACTCAGCACAAGAGGAACAGAATGGATCGATTTCTGCGTCATCAAAGCCAAAGAGATCTGCATAATCATCACCCTCTAAGAGTGAAGTTGCATCATCTTTACGGAGTGTATCCGGGGCGACCTGAAGCGCATAATAAAGGGAGGTCTGATATGAATCAAACCAGTTGTTTATAAAGGCTTGGTCGTAGGTCACGACGTCACTCCATGAGTTATATGAATAGCCATGAAACAGGCCAGTCTCTTCGAACGTGCGGCAGATCTGGTCTGCCACTAAGTTATATGTATCCCACCCTACCGAACTCGCAATCTCAACAGGACCGTAGTCAAAAGACTCCACACCGAACGTGCCACTATCTCTGTCGACATGCCGACTAATAGGAGGAGCAATCTCAGGAGCTGTAGTAAATCCTTCGAGATCTTTGTAACGGTATGAGCAGCTAGCTGTAGGGGCAATAGTAAAAGCCCGGTCCATGTTATTAACGCGAGCAATCTGGGCGGCTCCGGATACAGCTCGAACCCACTCTCTGGCAAGAATAATTGCAGGAGTGATGTCTGTATCTGTTCCGTCGTTGACTGCCTTAAGCGCTTCACCGAACTCGAGATAGGTGATTCCATGAATACGAAGGAAGTTAGCAAGTCCGAGAACACCGAGACCAACTTGTCGGTCCACGTCGGAGGACAAGTATTCACCCGTATCTCCAACCCCTGTTCGCCCATGCAGAGCGACCAGTTCGGACATACCTTTGGTAAAAGCTGGGAATAAATCCTCGACATTACATGCGCCGAGTTGAATATGTTGGAGCAAACATGTACCCCTTGAATGTAATCGTATCTCGAGGCAAACGTTACCAAAAATACGTTCGCCTCTTTGGTCGTATGCAACTTTGTTGAGCCAGATATCACCAGCTTGTATTGCTTTAAGGATCTTTTCTTGAAGGGGTACATCTAGTTCTTCCCACCATTCGCGGGTTACATCAATACACTTCTTGACCCAGGGGAGATCTCTACGTGTTGCGTCTACAAACTCTTCTAGGTCGGCATGATTTGCGTCAATATGAATCACGCACGCGCCGTTCTTAAAATGACCACCGCGTCGTAAAGTCTCGTTAAGTACTGAATAGACTCGGGCGAATGATACAGGGCCGCTAGCCACAAGACCCTTTCCATTCGACGTTCCTCGGGGACGTAACTTAGAAAGGTGTACAGCGACCCCGGCCGCATTCCGAAGTGCATGAGACACAAATCGCCAAGAGGCTTCGATTCCATTAGGACCTTCCATAGTGTCTTCAACGACGAAGACTGTGCAACTAACTGGGAGCTTTGATTCAGGGTTGTCGAGCCAGCTCTGCACTCGACCTGTACGGGCGATTAAATCAGTCATCAAACGAGATCAATAAGGGTAGGTTTTTTGTAGTTAGGTCCTTTGATGACCTTTCCGTCTTCTCGCTTGATAGGCTTCAAATCGTCATCAAGTTTCGACAGGTTGGATGCATGAACTCTGTCGAGGGCTTCGTCTAAGTCCCAGCCAGATGCTGCTGCATATTGATACGCCACATAGACAACATCGGCCAACTCTTTCAGAGTATTCTCACGAGCTCTTAAGTTTGAAAGGTCAAGAGATGCTATGTGGTGGGATTCAACTAACTCCTCTACTTCTTCTAGGATCAGGATTAGTTGGGTGCGTACTACGTCAGGTTTAAATAGGCCAGAAGGCTGGCTCATGATTCTCCTGAACTGTTCAGCTTGCTGCTGGTGATTCATTGGTGATGGTGATGAGTTTGTGGAGGTATGCTTGGGCTTTCAGAAGATCATCAAGCTTGCTTTCTTCTGGCTTGTTACCAGCCCTGCAGATGTACTTGATAATGTTTCCGGTGAAGTAATCACAGTCCTGTGAGGCAATGAAGTCCCAGACCTCAATACCACCAAGTTTGTAGTGATCAGGAGAGTGCTTCGAGCTCATCGTTAATCTTGGTTAGGAGGGTTTGCATGTAGGGCTCCCAGATGACTGCTGAGAGCGGCACATTTACGTTCTCGTAGGCTCTGCGAGACTGGAGATAGTTGCGGATTAGAACCATCTCCCTAAACGACAATTTCATGGTGTAAATAAGATTGGTTCTTGCTTCTCTGCATCCCAGTCGGTGTGCTGAAGTATGCGAGCTAATCGAAGGTTTCTCAGAGCGTCTTGTTCGGTAAGTCCAGCGGCGATAAAGGCGTCAACGGTTGAGGCCCAGTAATTCGAAGGATTATCCAAGATGAGATCAGCCCGCTTAGGACCAACGCCAGGACAGCCCCTATAGCCATCAGTAGCGTCGCCTTGAAGGCACTGTTGATACAGCTTTTTCTCTGCTTCCTCTGGCGTTTGAGTGAACTCATGTTTGAGGTTGTAGATACGACACGGGATCTGTTCCATATCTTTGTCAGGCGAGATCAAGACAAAGTTGGTTACCTCCCCTTTTGTGGCAACTATCCCCAAAGCGTCATCAGCCTCTAAGCCAGGCTTGAGAACACTCTTCCAGGTGGATATACACCACTGCTTTAGCTTCATGTAGCCAGCAGGTTTGCGCTTAGTCCGGTTACCTTTGTAAGTGGGATCGACATACTTTCGGAAGTTCTTTTTGTCAGTCCAGAAAAGAACTAAGTCGTCACTCCCGAAACGATTACGGAGTTGGTTTAGCTGTTCTTTAATAATCCGCTGACCTGTTTTGAACGAGCCAGTGACAACGGTTAAGTCGCTGTCGAACTCGAGCTCCACTTCGGCAGCCTGTGCGGCGCGATAGCAGAAGAAGTCCATATCGACCAGAAGGGTTGGGGGCTCAAAGGTCATTGTGCTTAGTGTAAGTGAATGGAACTGCGGATTTACCCCAAAAGTCAGTGAGCTCTTCCGGGTAGCGGTTTCGGATCCATTGGACCTTCCAATTTGAAATGTCCCCAGTAGGCACAACTAGAACGGGGATCACTGGATCTTTAACCTTGTCTGTATTGCCTCTCCAAGCGCCGTTCCCATTGGGCCGGGCAAGTTTGACGTCGAGCTGGTAAGCCCTACCGTCAACGACCATGATCAGGTCAGAAGAGCCGGTGCTATTGAGGTTTGGATAGACCTCCGCACCTTTCCAGGCCGCAAGCAATGCAACCCAGTGTTCGGCCATATCGCCTAAGCGGGAGGGGCCTGGAGATTTAGTGGCAGTCTGCCCAGGAGTTACCTGTTTGAGCCTCTGAGTCAAGCTCGCAACGGAATTTAAAATGGTGTTGGACATCTTTCATAGCGGCGGTGATTAAGAAGGTGGCCTGCTCAGCTTGGTTAGGTGCAACTGAGATCTGAAGCTCGTCATGAACGAACGCCAGTGGCCGGTAGTCGATATTTGCTTCGTCCAATAACTCGTAAGCTTTGAGCAGCCAAACCTTGCAGATGCAGGCTCCAGCCGATTGCAGCAGGTAGTTTAAAGCCGCATGAGCTTTATTACCTATACGAATTGGACGACCATCTAGACCTTTCAACACACCAGACTTGGCACGTTGAGCAACAGCTGCTGATAGTTCAGCGAAGCCATCTAGGTCTTTCATGATCCGGTTGCGGATCTCTTTACCTTTCTTGGCAGCAGTTTGTTTAGAAGCACCAGCTGTAAGGCCGAGCTTTACATCCCCGCCCCCATAGATCAGGCAATATGTAACCGGCTTGGAGTCCTTACGAGATGTTTTGTAGATAGCAGCGAGCTTGGTGTGAATGTCACCTTCGACTACTTCCTTGGCAAAATCTCCGTGATCGTAAGGATGGATATAATGGCCAAGACAGCGAAGCTCAAGGCCGCTGGCATCAGCTCCGACTTGGACTCTGGATTCCCCAGGACCGAACAAAGAACGATATGTAGCATCTGAGGGCACTTGTGCAATATTTGGTCGCATATGGGCCTGACGCCCCGTGGCTGTATTCAGCACACAGGAGTGGTGAATCTTTCCGCCCCGCTCGAGCTTGAGCCAAGCGTTCTTACCTTCAGCAACTTGTCCTAGATGCTTTTGAAGTTCGAGGATTCTTGCGAACTCGAGAGCCTCATCTGTACCTAGTTCTCGTAGTGTTGCTTCATCAATTTTTGGCTTACCTGAATCGGTAAACTCTTTTGGCTTCCATGCTCTGAATGTTTGAAACGCCCAGGCAATATGATGGCGAGATGTTGGATTGAACTCCTTCAGCTTTGACATAGGCGCATCAGCCCAGTAACCCTGGGTCTTGTTGTTACGTCTAGGGGTAAAAGTGCCGCCGTCTACAAATAAGAAGGTGGAACGCATCTGGTCTGAGAGTGCGTCGAGTTCTGTCCGTAACTTGGACTCCAGCTGTTGAGCACCCTTTACATCAAAAGGGAAGCCGCTGGTCTCCTGCCAAGCCATGATCGCGGCTAGGTGGTGTTCTGTATCAATACAGTCGGCGTATTGCTCGAGCTTTGGCTCAAACATCTTCGCCACTTGAACTGAAACTATGACGTCTTGGGCGCAATACTCCAGCATTTCTGGGGTGTACGTGCTCCAATCGCCGTTTAGTTGCTTGCCGAATTCAGACTTGTGAACTCCAAGGCGATGGCCCCAGGACTCAAGACTGTGGCGACCGTAAAGATTGCCCGGCATGTTGGCTGGTCTGCTGCGGAAGTCACGATCCAGTAGATCAGTGAAGAAGAGGCGAGACAGGATCAAGGTGTCGTAGAGCTTGGCCTTAGTTGTCCACTTCGGGTAGATCTCTTTGATGGCCTCGATGTCGTAGCCAATGATGTTGTGTCCCCATAGCTCGTCTGCTTCTTGCAGGAACTGGAGGCCGGTTTTGATGTCGTCGTCCCAGCGGTACTCCTCGTCGGTGTCGAGGTCACGGGCAACGATGCAGTGGATGACAGACAGCCCACGAAGTAGGCCATCGGTCTCAATGTCAAAGACTAATCGCATTGAGTGTTAAACAATCGTGGTTTTATTCGTCCATAGCCCTGCTTAATTTCCAGGACTTCCCACCCTTGGTCATGAAACTGATCAAAGATGTCCGACATCTTGTAGGCGCGAACAGCGCTGATCTTTTCCTTCTTCTTCCAGGTGGGCTTGCGGTAGCGGACGAGGTGAACATCAGAAGGTAATGTTCTCTCTAATTCCACCAACTTGTCGTGGGTGGTTGATTCGATTTGAACGATGACGTCCTGTTTCATGAGTCGCGGTTGGCTTTAATAGTGTTCAGGATGTTGAGCAGTTGTTCTCGGACGTTCTTGCTACCGATAACTTTGTCCACCTCGACGCCGTCTCTATCCACTATTAAAAGAGTCGGATACTTACTGAGCTCATAGGCTGCAACAAGTGCCGAGTGATTCTCTTTTTGCATGATCGAGATC